ATGCCAGGCGCGTTGGTTGCGTAATCGGTTTGCGCTTGGGTGATGGTTGCGTTGCTCGCAGCCAGAGTCTCGTAGGCCGTCTGGTCCCACGATGCACATCCCTTCGCGGCCATAAGCGGAATTGCCAGAAAAGCCAGTGTAAGGATTGCGATTCGTTTCATGGTTCCTCTTTTCGGTTGAGTTGCGGGAGACTCTCGCCAGTGAGCCTTTAATCAATTCGTCTTCGTAGACCGCCGCGATGCTTTTTTTGCAATCGCTACGATGCTGGACTGGGCCTGACCCGCAAGGTTATTCTGCTGGCGAAAAATCAACGTTGAACGCCTTACATCCGATGATGGCAAAGCGTTTCAGTTCGCTCATCGCGGCCTCACTGTTTGAAGTTGAATTGCACTAGGTAGCGCAGCCAGCCAACCCAAACGCATTTACCATAGGCTTTCCCCCACGAAAAACCTATGAGCGGGGTAATGTAAAAACCCATGTCATCCTTACTGAAAACAAATCTTGTCATTGCGGCCTCACTGCTTGTTGACAGCGGCCAGATCAGCGGCCTTGGCGTCATCGGTTGCCGCCTGCACCTGGGCAACGGTTGAATGGTTGTCAAAATCCTTGGCGTAAAGGCCAAGCGCCAAAGGAACAAGGCATTGGAGGTATCCTTGCCACGTTCTCTCGCCGCTGTAGTTTGCCGCTGCCATCAGCAACGCGCCGATAGCGCCGATGAGTGATGTTTTCCAGTTCTTCATGCTTGCTCCTACTTGTGCAGGGATGCGCGGACGAAGCAATCCTTCGCCTCAAGCAGTTTACGGAGTCCTGCCGACAACTCCGGTCCGGTTTCATTGTTGTGGGGGATGGAATCCACCATGGATTCTGCGAGTTCGCCGAAAGGTTTGCTCACTACCTGCAAATGCTCCGGAAGATGAGAATACTTGAAATACTTGAGAATCGGAAAAAGCATTTTACCGCTCCTTGTCTGTGCGAATGAGGTTTCCCGCTTTTCCGACGCGATATTCCCGGTTGCCTATCTTCACATTCTTTCCGGGCTGATACACCAGCGCCGAAACAAAATCAGGCCGCGCCGCCTCTCGCGCAAAATCCTCTTCAGTGTAAGGCATGATTTGGTTGGTTCCATCTTCATACGAAACGTTCATTGTTCTTGCTCCTTTGCTTTGCGCGTGCCCGGGCAGGACTCGAACCTGCGACCTGACCCGTAGACCCGCTCTATCCGACTGAGCTACCGGACCGCGCAAACTGTGCCGGAGCAAGTTGGCCCTCCGGCTGGCCTGAGTGAGCAATAATCTGTCCTCACTCTGCTTATGTGGGGCGATTCGCACTGCTCTCTCTCGATGAATAGACCGTATTGCTTCCCATCGGTCTACCAAACTCACTTCTTCCGTGCTTGTTTATCGCGCATCTTCTGAATCTGCGCCATTTGAATCAGATCAAGCACATATTCACTTAGGCTGATATTTCGCAACGCCGCCTCTGATTTGAGTCCGCGCTTGAAGTTTTCATTCACGTTGACAATCTTCATTTCAGCCATAGGGGAATACTACCCCTATTCCCCCGCGCTGTCAAGCGGTATTTCCGGCTCCGGCTCCGGCGCGGGGTCGAGGGTTACGGGCGCTTCGACTTCGCACGGAATTGGTTCGTTAGGCGGAGGGCTTCCAGGTGGCGGCATGGGTTCCATCACTATGATTCTCCTTTACCAGGATGTTCGAGAAATGTCTGAGATCGGCGAAGTCTTCTGCTTTTCAGCGAGTACTCCGCTTGGAACTGCTTTCGATTGCGGCTTAGGCGCATCATTCTTCGCTGTTCCGGGTTCGGAGGGAAGAGTTGAGTGCGCAGGGTCGTTCACGTAGCAGCGGAACTGCACGCAAAGCACGGTGAGAATATCGTGATCAGCATTGAGGGTCGCGCCGTGGACAGACAGCGTGTTTGTCACCGCCTCCAATCGCTTGCCCTGCTCATCCTGTGTCTTCACAAGGCTGTCGAGGGCGATTCCGGCATGGAAGAGACCTGCGGCTATCGCAAGACCCACGGTGAGGATTCCTGCATCCTCTTTGGCCTTTTTCCAGATATAGGAGCCGATCATTTTCATATCGAGATTCATTGTTTCACCGCTCATCACTGTGCCCTCGTTCTTTCGCCTATGCTCCCGGCTGTTACTACCGGGCGGCGCTCGTGTTCCGCCTGCAAAGTCCTACTGGCAACTATAGCTCCACCTATAGCTATTGCTAGCTGTCAGCGCAGCTCCGCCTACATTGATAACCCACCCGCTTGTGGTCGGCGCAGACACCCACACCACTGACCCAGCCGGAACTATCGTCGTAGCACTAGCGGGAGTCAGGCTGCACTGAATAGGGGCAGTCGCCACGCTAGGGTTGAAAGAAATGGTAGTAAGAATGCCTGTTGTCGTCCCCGTTCCTGTCACACACGTTAACGTTCCACTCATATTGACGCCGGTCATTGCCGTGCAAGTTGGACTGCTGCCAGCCGCGGCTCCAGGAGCCATCGTTGGCAGCGAGCCCGTGGGAATCACCTGAGTAAGATTCACCCCGCTTGTCCACGATGTGAAATCCACGTGTCCAAGTCCCGTTGAAGTTCCCGGAACGTATCCAAAATAGAGTGTTGCCGCTGGGTCTGCTCCCGATCCGAACTGCATGTATTGGTCATACCCCACACTCACGCCAACTCCGCCATGGTTCACGCTGCCATAGCCATAGAGCCGCGTCCCAGCGATGTTTGCGCCGCTAGTCCATATGGTTGCAGGTATGAGCGAGAGGTTGTGTGGCCAGCTCTCGCCGTTGTTCGCCACGCCATAACACGCAGAAGAAAAATAGTCGCAGTATTTTAGTACCCAATACCCTGAAGTTTGGGTTTGATTGTTCGCTGTGACCGGTGTTTCCACGGCTGCCGTACCGGTCACGTTGAACGCGCCGAGTGAGGTGCTTGCCGTACCGGCGGATGAATCAGTAATACTAAAGAAGTTGCCTAACGCCGTGCTGCTGCTGGTGACCTGGCTCATGACGCTGGCAAGGTTGGGCCCAAGTCCATAAACCCCCGTCGCGGTTTGCAGACATTGCTGCACGCTGTCCGCGCCTGTGACAGGAGTTATGTTGTAAACAGCCGTCCTATTCCACTGACTGCACGTGGGTGCAAAAGTGACGTTAAATGTTGCGGGCAATACGTAGGCTCCGTTTGACAATTGAGCCATTGCGTTGTATGTCTGATTTGTCGAGTTTGTATACTGTGCCCCAGTAAATGTTATGTTGGCATTCGTCGCATTGCTTGAGGCGGCTGGTATCGTGCTTTGTGTGGGGTTCGCGGTCAACAGTCTCGCATTCCCCACGCCTGACGATGTTCCGGTCACAGTTGTAGCCGTCGTGAGCTGGAAAGTAGTGCTTGAAAGCCCTGTTGCGGAGACAATGCCATAGGTTCCGTTGAGGTTCGCCGCAAGGCTTGTGAATCCCGACAGGTCAATCAAGTAACCCGCTGTCAGGTTGTTTGTGCCTGTATTGGTGAAAGACAGGACGCCCGGCCCCGTGCCCGTAAGCCCGGTAATGGCGATGTTGTTCGTCTCGTTTCCATTGCTCGTATAACTGAGCGCAGACGCTGGCACTGTGGCGATGGGCACCATGGATGATACTGTGGCGGTTGTTCCGCGCCAGACAGTGTACATGGGCGTCGCTCCGGCTACTGTGGTAAGCGGATACTGTGATGGAAAAGTGATCGTGATGTTCTGACCGGCAGATGGTGTGATTGCAGCGGCCGTCGAAGTAGTCATCTGGCAGAGGGGTATATTGGTTGTCGCCGCCAGACTTGGAATGCAGCTTCCAGACCCGGTGCCTTGCACAGCGAAATACCACGCTGTCGCGGTGTATCCAGAACCACTCCCCGATGCTGAAAGCGTAGGCGGGTTCGTTCCTACCGGGTGACCTTGCGGCTGGTCGATTGTCAACAGCGAGTAGCCTGTTGTCTGGAAGGGTGCTTGAGCGCCAGTGCCGGACCCGGCAGTTCCGTGATAGTGGACAACTGCCGTGCTGGAATCACTAAAAACATCTATCGGCGTTCCTTCCATGTCGCCAATGGTTACATCCGCATTGGCCACCGATCCGGCCACAGCGGTGTTGTTTCCAACCCGTACCCCGATGGTGCAGCCCGCCACGGCGTTAAACGCAAATGTGTTCCCTGCTCCAGTCCATACGCGGAAGAATCCCGCGCCGGTTGCAGCACCGCTTGGATTACAGCTTCCGTTAAATATCCCATTCGATGAGTTTATGGTGCTAAAGTACGGTCCGCCGATATACGGAAGGCCCATTTCAATCGTATAAGAATTTGCGTTTGTCTTGCTGTTTCCAGCGCACCATACGCCCATTCCCACGGCGTTCGTCGTAGTTCCTGCTGTCGTGAGGCACTCCGCGAATCCTCCCAAGAAAACGCCGTCTAACTTGAAATAGTTGTTATTGTTTCCCCCGGTTGTACCGTTGGCCGAAAGAGCCACTCCAGAAGATAGGCCGGTAGAGCTAACAATGCGGATGTTGTGCAGCTCGACCCCTTCGCACGGGTTGCCGCCGCCAGTTCCGGATTGGCAATCAGCAATATCTGCGACAATTCCCGTCGTGGAAGATGTAGTATTACTGCCTGTAAAAATGGTTGTCGGCATATTGAACGTGTACTGCGATGATGTTGCCGAAGTCACATACGCCTGGTAGCCATTCAGCGCCGCCATGTTATCACCGGGTGGAACATTGAATGAAACCAAATCAGCCAATTTTGCGTTGGCATTTCCAGTGAATGAATTTGTGGCCTGCACCGTGCAGACGTTAGACGCGCATACGTAGCTCGTATTCGATGCGTCCGGCATATTATTCATAATTTCCGTTACGCCCGTACCAGCCTGATTCGTTCCAATAACAGACCCGCTCAAAGAGAAGTTGTTATGCGTGAAGTGAATCGTGTGCGTAGCGAGACAGTAGTTATCATTCCCTTGCGAAGAGGAGGGCAGTATATAAGCCCCAAATCCGCCGTTTGTCACGGCGTTGATTGTTGCGGAATCGTCCGTCACCCCATCGCAAGCAATACCCGGAATAGGTAGCGGTCCTCCACCTGCTGTGTGCAGGTTATTCAGAGTTGTTTGGCCCGCGCTCACTGGAGAGAACGCTATCGCGCCGGACATCGTCCCACCTGTAGTAGGTAACCCAGAGCCCCCAGTGCAAGCGTTTATCGTGTACGATGTGCTGTTCCATGCGTAACAAACCGTAGGCAATCCATTATGTTCATCTTTAATCACAGCATTTGTGCATCCGCCAGTAACTCCACTGATAGGATCGCTGCCAGTATAAGATGCAGGAATATCCACCACACTTTTTTCGCCAGATGCGCAGGCATCTGTCACCGCGCTCTGGATTGTCGGGTAAAACTGCAAGCCGCTTAGTGAACCCACATAGTAGGTCGAATTGATGCGCGGAGTGTTTATCGGCCCCTGATCTTGAGCCAAAGCGTAAGCAGCCGCAAATAAAAGAATCATCATTGCTAAAACGCGAAATTTCATCTTTCCCCCTACGAGTACATCATTGGTCCCACAGCATTCAAGCTACCATCGAAATCGACAGCAAACATTTGTACAGATCGCGCATTTGCCGTTTTGTTCACACTCCCACCATTGCGCACATTTGAAGGCCATGCGAACGAATGACCGCCAATCGCATCTTGCGTGATCCTGAAAACGATTATAGATGGACCGATATTCCCATTGATAAATGTTGAGCTTGTTACGGTTGTGGATAAAGTGATTCCAAGTTCCAACCCCTTGCTTGCATCAAAAACAGGAGTTGCGCTCGGAGTTACCAGCACGATCCCTGTAGAAATTATCCCGGTGATGCTGCCAGCAGTGAGCGTACCGCCGATAGTGACATTACCGCTGATGGTCAAAGCGGGAATGGTTTGCAGGCCATTAAGAAACTGGTCCAGCAATGCCCAGCCTGCATTAGTGGGGAGGCCCCATTGATTCGATCCTATCGCGGGTTGAGGAAATCCTAAACTTGTCGTCGGCATGAATCCTCCTAAAATCCTACTGCAATCCACGAGGCTGCATCATTTCCGCCTGAACATCCTATGTAAAAACCACTTACAGAAGTTGACGATGCAGTAATAGGGGATTCTCCACCGCTATTGTTTGAACCAGGAACGACAACGGCAAATGAAGAAAAATACGGAGAGAAATTTACGAAAGCATTTGAAGATGATACCGTTCCCCATTGAATCATAAATGATCCAACCCATGAAGGGAATTTCACATATCCATTCGTTGTGGCGCTGTAAGAAAAACCACCTGTAAGCGCGGAAATCAATCCTTTTACCCAGCTTGTAGTAGCAATCCTTTGCGTAGAATCCGAGCTGCTTGGAGGATTCGGAGCAAATATTCCATTGTTGCTAATCATCGGCGAGACAGCCCGCACAGTTCCACTCAAGTCTGCTCTGAAAAGCATCACGCTCACGGATGCCGCCGCCGTGTCCGGCTGCAAGGCTCCAACAAAAGATGACGGCCACGAAACTGTTCTACTGCCTACCGAATCTTGCACAAAATAAAACGCAAGCAACTGACCGGGCGTTATTCCGATGATCGACGATGCGGTAATGTTTCCCGAAAGTGTCATCTGAAATCCGTTGTTATTCGTCGCATTAAACGCAGGAGTGGGCGAGTAGGCAACGGATATGATGTTAGTAGCGAAATCGGATTCGGTCACCACGTTTGCTAGTACAGATGCAAGTAATGCCACAGATGAATCGCTATTCGTATATCCCTTTGTGGCGAGCATCTGACCGAAGGCTGCGATAAATGTCGATACCTGATAGTAGAACTTGTTCATCGTTGCCGATGGCGCAAGGCTTCCCGTTGTCACGCCTCCAAGACGCTGAGTGTCGGCGAGGTATTCCGCGTCCGTCTCCTGATTAAGCGATGATGGGTTCCATTGCTCGAAATTCGTTGTCGCCATGACTAGCTCCAGTGGCCGGTATCGTATCCGGCGATAAATGCGTTGTTTTCATCGTACCCGAAGAATGGAAGAGTTCCGAATACGAAAACATATTCCACTGCTTCCGTCCTTGGAATGATGTAACCGTTTACAATCAAGTCTTGGATGATTGAAGAGAATACACCCGTTAAAGTGATTGTACAGGTCATATTTTGATTATCAAATATGACGATTATTCCACTTGAAAACAGTTGTTTCCATATAACATAAAGCTCGTCTTGCGTTCCTTGCCATTGATTGTTAGCAATAGTCGCCTTGATAACCAGTCTATATGTCGTATCATCCAATATCGGACTCACGCCGCCTGATGGCTGAAACGACACTGTTCTTGAAACTCCGGCGATAGAGCCGAGAATATCTGATTGAACGCCTGCGGCATAATCCAGATCAAACGCCTCAGTCATGGTCCCATTGCAGTTCATCACATCCACGAATAGCTGAATCGAAGATGCAAGATTTGCATTAAAGTTGGGAGCCATTTTGTATTCAGAAGTTACGAGATTCAGGTAATAGTAGGGTGACATGGCATAGATCGGCCCTGTATCGGCAACGCCGTACTTTCCAGACCCGTATCCGCTTTGTGAATATAGAGGCATTAGGCTTGGCTCACAATGACGTTAGCGGAGATTCCCTGAGCCACTTGATAGTAGTTCAAAGAAATGTTTGTTGTGCCGGATGGTGAGGACGATAGTCCGGTAAAGAGTGATGTTATCGAAAACTGAGGATTGAGCAGACTCGGCATGACGGACTGCGCAACTGAATAAAGCGATGAAAATGTAACCGTCTCGCCTATCTGCAAATTGTTGAGATAGGTCACAATCGCGCTTTGAACCAAACTCAAAACTGCGCTCGTGTAGCCCGTCAGTCCATGCAAAACCATCGTGACGTAAATCGGGACGTAGGTTGGCCGCTGAAATCCAATCGTCATGATCGTGCCGGTATTTGGATCGGTCACTGGAATGCTTGTTGAACCCGCTGTGGAATCAGGATTCGTATAGACTCCAAGTCCGCGCTTTTGGAAAATGGCCGTCGCTACTGCAAGGTCAGTGCCGCCTTCCACAACCATGCTGATGCTGTGCGGCGGGTTGCCCCAAAAGTCGATGGACGCTGTGGGATTCTCGATCGAGCTTCCCGGCCCACTATCGGGCGTTGGCGTTCCTGTAGCGTAGCGCGTGACGCCTGAGACGGCTGCTATGGCCGCGATGGTAGCAGCAAGCCGCGTAAGAGATGGCGCAGCCACAGAAAGAGCCTGACGCGCCCGGAGTTGCGAATCTGCCTCTGTCGGAGAACCCGGCAAAGCGGCGCTCGGATTCGTTGCGCCGGTCCATCCCGCCGTGGTGCCGCCTGACATTGTAGTGATGGTTCCCGCCGCCGCTTGGATTGATCCCGCCGTTTGGCAGGTTGCGGAGACAATCACATTGCCTCCGCTGGGAATGGTGATCGGCGAAGGTAGCGCCCATGCATAGCCCTGAGAATCGGTCACAACGCCATTTGTGATAGGTGTGGTTGGAACACCTGAAACTAGGATCGGAGCAGTTGAGAACGTCGCCACAAGTCGCGCTATGCCGTTCATCTTGACGATGCTATCGAGGTCACTGCCGACAGCCGAGAGCGGCGAGCGGGCGTTGTAGGCAAGCTGAGATCCAAGATTGCAGTCGTAAGCCGCAAGCGCGTCAATTGAAAGTTCCTGATATTTCGCCGTGTCTGTGCCGAGATAGACCACTTGCGGATAGATCGCCTGATATTGAGAAATCCGCCATGCGAGAATACTGGCATAGCTGGGAATCACCATCCCGGCTACGGGGTCAATGTACGGGGCGACATACGCAGGCGTGGTCATTGGCTAATCACCTGGGCGCTCGATCCGGGCGCGTTCGTTACTATGATTGTACCGAATTGAGTTTGCACGGAGGCGCGAAACGTGGAGGCCGCCGTCGCGGTATTGTTGTAGAACGTAAAATCAACAATTCTTTGCACATACGGACAGCCAAGAATCGTCTGCTGAATGATGAGCATGACCCCGGCCTGATTCGTGGGAGCGCCCGATGCGCCGATAAGCGATTGGAAGAGCGGAAATCCGATTGAGAGATTCTCCCACCACTCCCCCAAGAGCAGGCGAAGTGTGGTGTAGACGATCTGTGCAACCGCGTCAATATCTGTCAAAAAGACAGGTCCATTCGGTCCCTCAATAGGATCGTTGTTCGCGTCATTCTGTTGCACCATGATTGTCGGCGTGGTACTCATCATTGCCCCTCTACGACTGTTGTAATGCTGTTAAGTGGTGGAAGTGGACCCGCATATCCTTTGCTTTGCAAAAATGGCAGAATGTCCGTTGTCCAGTAAAGCAGGAAATTGTTCGTCATCAATGCCGCCGCGCTCCCTCCGTCGCCAATCTGTACAGACGGAGCAACAATCTTCACAGCGGACCCGGTAAGCGTGATTGCAACCGTTCCATCGTCCGAGCGCAATTGTGCGCTGGAAGTCGAATAGTTCGCAAGAACGCGGGTTTGATTGCGCAGCCCGAAATGAGCCTTTGCGTCGCCGATGTCGTGCCGGTATAGTTTTCCGTCAGGCTGCTGTTGTACGCCTCCGGACTGCCACCATAGGTCAAAAGCCATATCCGAGAAAACGAGATCGCATTCGTCTCCCGGCTGTATCGGAAACGTCAGGCTGAATCCGCCGCCGCACGGTAGCACAATCGGCACATCGTCAAGGATGGGAAGTGTAGTAGGGGTCAGCACGGCATTCACGCGCATGAGTTCTTTGATTGCGGGCTGGACAGAAACCACTTGCCGTCCAGCATCAAAAGAAACCACAATCGCGGGAATAGACACGCGCAAATCGCACTCGAATTGGTGGAGCGCCTGGTCTATCGGAGCAGTCTGAATGCCGAGCCGCTGCTGAATCGGAATCATTACGTTAGTGGCCAACGGGTGACCTCCGATCCATTTCCACACCGCCTACGCTCTCGGTGATGAAATTCAGCATTCCATTCGTTGACGTAAGCGCGACAATCTCCGTTTCCCACTGATTGCCCCGGCTGTCACCGCGAAACTGCAAGCCGTTTACCAGATAGTTGCCATTCGCGTCTAGCAGCGGTTGCCAGTTTGGAGGCTGATACTCCATCTGCCGGATGATTGAACTGGCGATATTGATTTGCATAGGCGGATTCTGTACGCGCAAGCGCGGGTCAAGCGTCACGACCAGATTCACGCCAGACGCGCCGGTATGCGAATCATAAGTTTGCTGAGGGACGCCTAGAATCCCGCTTGTGCTGGTATAGGTAATCGTCGCATCCGAGTTTGTGTCTTCCATGCGCGTGATTACAACTCCATTAGACCCATACCACGATTGCAGGTTGTTCGCCGCCGAAACCTCATTGATGTACTTGATTGGATCGCCAAAGACAGGGCGAGCGCGGGGAAGTTGCGTCTGCGAAATCTTGTCTACCGCCGCCATGGTTGCTTGAGTCGATGGATCAATCGGAATCGGCACGGTTGCGCCCGCGCACATATTCGCAATGAGCGCAGCCTGGGTCATCTTCGCATTGCCGCGCATCGATGCGAAATTTCCAATCGTGTTTGCAAGCCCGGTATAGCACATCAGAGTAACTTTGGAATCCACCACGTCCGGGCGCTCGTAGTATGCCGCGTAGACTGTCCCTGCAAAGATGATTCCGTATGGTCCGGCCTGATAGCCCGCCGACAGTTCAACCGTGGAACCTTGCCCCAAAAGAAACTTTTGCGCTTGATCCGCACTGAGATTGTAAAGTTCGATCTTTGCGGTCCAGCAAGTGCCATGCGCCATATAGCCCACGAGATTGGCCTCAAAGACAATGCGCATTGTCTCTGGAGTCCAGCCCGTCTCGCCCATAGATTGTGGCAAGGGAGTTTTGCCAGTCGCATCAGGTACTCCGGTAATGACAAGACTCCACTTCTGCCCGAAGTTGGGAATCTGCGAGACGTTATTGAATTGAGTGGTCATGAGGCTGTATCATCCCAAAGCAATAGAAACCCGGTCCCAAGCTCTGTATCTGTCGGGTAATCGTCAGCAACCATGCCGAGATTGATTACATAGGCACTGCCGATCTTCATGTATGCCTGTTGCGCCAAAAGGTTCGCGGCTGGCCACGCGCCGGTGATGAGCGGAACGCTGGAAAGAAGAAGATTGTTTTGCGCATCCGAAATGCTCATCAGCCAGTATTGCGCCATTTCGCTAAAAGTGATTGCCAGATTCAAGCGCAGCACGGCCCCATCAACATTCAGCGCAACGCTGAGTTGCTGATTTGGTGCGTTCGTCAATGGGATAATTTGCGCCACTAGATTCCACCGCCTACGTTATTGCTTGACCAATTTCCAGCGCCCTGCAAAATCGCATTGATCGAATCTTGTGACAATGTTGGAACTTCGTTTTGCGAGGTCACGCCCGCCGGAACCGGTGTTATCGCTGTCTGGCCAATTGTCGTGCTTGTCGTGGTTTGATTCCTTGCGCTAACCGTTGCGGTCGCCACGGTGAAAAGATTCAATTGCCGCAATTCCAGCGTGCCGCGCAGACCATAGCGATACTTCACCGTCTCATCAGGCGTGAAATCCACGATGAACATATTCTGATACGTCTTGAGGCGCGTGGTCACTGTCAGCGGAACCCGCGCACTCCGTAGGTTATCAATCGTCTGAAAACAGGCGACTGATTTTGAGGCGTTACCTACCCAGCTTGGATTACCTCCCGGCGCGTAATCTGGCAGTACATCGGTCATTAGAATATCGAGCGTCAAATGCGCGGGTTCCAAGACAATATGATCGCTGTAGTTTGCGCCGTCCTGAATCGGATGCTCCGTTGCGCGCGCGTGTTGCGAATGCGACGCGCGCATGACTCCATCGAAGACAAGCATCAGTGGTACGGCATTCGCGGGCGTTGCCGTGCTTTGCGTTACGGCCCCTGGCGCGGGCGTAGATGATCCTTGCGATGTTACATAGGCCGCTGGCACGGTCAGCATGACCATTGCGGGCTGTGACCACTGCGGAGGACGGAACTGCGTATCAAGGCCGTTCACAACGCCCAGTGCGGAGTTTAGGCGTCCGGCAAGCGCGGCCTTTTCTTTCGCGGATTCGGCATAAACGACAATTGCGCCCGCTCCCGTGATGAGAGTCGAGGAGAACGCCGGTAGTGAGATTCCGCCCATTTATCCCCCCGCGTATGCGCCGTTGGTTGCCAAAATCTGATGACTCATGTGCATCTTGAGCGCATCGCTGACGCCTGTCTTGATTGCCTTTGTATGCTGCTCAGGGGTCATGGACGGCGCGGATTGAATCACGATGGTCCCGATTGTGATACCCCCGGCCTGCTCAACCTTGCGAACGTAATCATCAGGCGATTGCGTCCTAAATCCGCCGTATTCTGCGAGCGTGTCATGCACGTTTCCGCCATGCTTCAAAAGCAACTGTGCAAGATACTTCTCTCCGCCTGCTAAATTCTGCGCTGCGTTATAGGGATCAACTCCAAGCATTTTAGCTGTGCCTGGCATAAGCTGCATCATGCCGATAGCGCCAGAAGTTGGATTGATGATCGTCTTTCCGCTTGCGTCTATCTGTCTTCCGTCAGATTCGATCAGCGCAACGCCCCTAACAAGGCGCTGGAAATCCTGATTACTGTAAGCAGATGGAGGAACATTGATTCTCATCTCGCTTTGCAATGCGCCGCCGCTAGGAGATTCAAACTTGTCACCATAAAAACTGCCTGGGAGCAAAGAAGCGCCAATATCCTGAAACCCGTGCGCTGCTACAAGCGATTGATCCCTCGCCGCCTCCAGTTGTTTATATGCATTCTTGTATTGATCTGGACTCCCGTCCAACGCCCAGGCTGCTTTACCAATATCCCATACTGCTCCGATACTTCCAGTCACCACTTTTTCAAGACCGATGACGGCCTTGATTCCCTCTCCCACCCAGAAAACTACATGAGAAACAGACCGCGCGAAGCTCTCAAAGTCTGCGCTCTTCTTGTTGATTGAATCATCACCTGAAATCGTTCCGATAAAATTATCAAAGTCTACCGATAAATCAAGGAACATTCCGCCCGTCTTCTTGAGAATGTCGTAAGTCTGCTCAAGCACCGGAACTAGATTATCGACAATCTCCTCAGACCAGCGCGGCATATTCTGGAGAACAAAATCATTCATCCGCTCAAGCTGAAGCAGTATTCCGCCCTGCCCGAAACCGAGTTTTTCAAGAAGATCGGAAGCGAATTTCATGCCGAAGTATTCGCCCTTGAGTTTCAGGCGGTCAATCTGATGATGAACGTCTTGAATGTCCTGCATCTTCTGTTCAAAATCAGGTCCAAGTACACCATTCAGTTTTACTTGGTCATTGATTAGCTCAGCAAAATAACTCTTCATTTGAGCCGTGCCGTTGAACACATCTTCGAGCGAAACGCCCATCGTATCGAGCGCCATTGTCATAGCGCGATACTGTTGCACGGTCATCATGTTTTGCATCGCGTGCTGTTTCATCATGAGATCGGCGCGGCCTAATTTATCTATGTAGGAGACGACGCCAAAACCAACCGATGCAAATGCAGTCGTACCGGCAACTTGAAACGCAAGCATCTTGCCCGCCATCGCTCCGACAGATGATGCAACCATCTTTTCAGAACCGGCAAGCGTGGAAGCAAATTTATCGAAAGATGCTTTATCGACATTCGCGGAGAGGCTGACCAGATAACTTTTGATCGTATCGGCCATCTACTTTGCCTCCTGCGCCGCTCTCCATGCGCGGAAGTCGGCCTGATTCTTTTCCTTTACGTCCAAGTATTCATGCACATCGCAAAGGTCACGAAACGTGAATACGCCTTCGATAATATCCCGATGCGTCCAAACTCCAGCCGCGACCGGACGCCAAAGAAACGGGTCTAGGCTTGGGTACTCAGTTGGCTCGAATCCAATGCCGGATTCTGATTCACATTCAATCCGGCTGCGGGAAAAAAAGGGGCGATATTGAAAGCGATGCACTGCTTTGTCAGTTCCAACACGGCAGGCGCATCAAACTCAAGCTCTGGAATCGCATAGCGCCCATCGGCAAAGAGAATAGGCTTAGCAATCGGAGACCCAAGGCGGGAATCGTAACGCCCGCAAACGGAAAGGCAGAGTGCTTGGACCTCGGCCAGTTCACCGCGTCCAAGCTGTTCCACGAGGAACGCTGCGGTCACTGCAAAGCCCACTTCCGGGTCAACCGGCGCGACGATGGTTTCCGGCTGCGATTCATCGCTCGGATTCGCTTCTTTATATGCGCGATACCGCTTGACGAAAGTAGAGAAAATCCAGCCGCCGTCCGCTGCTTTCAGAAGCCCGATGCGATACTGATTCTCACCAATGGTTACATCTTTGTAGTTCGCTGGCATGGTCTCTCCGCTTACTGGTTAGCAATGTTTGCGGCCATCAGTTTCCACTGAATGTACTCGCCCTTTGCGCCATAAGGCTGAGGCGGTTTCTTTGTGAATGAAGCTCCAGTGCAAATGTTTTGATCGCCAGTTACGGGATTCTGCAAGTCAAGCGAGATTGCCGCCCAGTTGCTTGAATCGCCATTGATGAGTGCCGTCTGATGAGCATTCTGCGCAGACTTGAGATAGGCGTTAATGGCTGAGGTCTGCTGACAATCAACCGTCACAACGCCATTCTGCCCCGGCGAAGCGGAAACCATCACCGCACCATCTACGGCCACGTCCTGCTCTGTCCATTCATGCGTCATCTCGACAGTGATCTTTCCACTGCCCAGCGTTCCGCCCGCAAGGATGAACGGTCCCATCAGCGGAGAGGCAATCGCCCCAGTCAAGTCTTTGAACGAATAGGTGGTAGTTCCGTTCGCCATTGCAATCTCCTGTTACTGTTGGACGTTTACTGCGATTGTAAAGCTCTGCTGTGTTCCGGCAAGGATCACAGCGATGTAGACCGGCATGGACTTGAAGAGTGCCCGATCACCACTCGACTGAGTGGAGAACGAAGACGAACCAACCCAGAAACCATTTGCAAGCGAAGTTCCCGGCACCAGACCGCCCGTAGGAAGCAGCGGGATCGCCACACCGTTCCATACTCCGCCCGCAATAAATCCACGGTTTGCAGACCGGCTGCAAGCCCCACGCGCGGCATTCAGGATAAGCGCCTGCCCTGGATCTTCCTGCGGAATGGATGGAAGCGATTGCAGAACATTCAGAATCGAAATCTGCGCATCCGCTGCCAGCATATCGAGGCCGAGAACGGTCATGAAGTTTAGGCCATTGCCATTCACGCCCTGGTAGTAGAAGTCGTAGGAGTTGGCATAATTGTTATAGCTGTTGCCATTGTTCCCGAATCCAAGCCCCGGCGTTCCGGCAAAGACATTGATCTGCGTTTGCTCCAGAGGCTCCGGAGTCACGCCGATAAGAGTTTTGGCTGCGAGAGAAAAATTGCTATTCGCAAGGCCGGTATTCAGCCCCATCGCTTTACCGGCAATCGCGCCCGCGATATAAGCGTTGTTTGGAGCCAAGCCGCCCTGAACAGTGGAGTAACAACCATGAGCGCGGCCGTAGTTCGCGGCCTTAATCAGCGAGAACACATTGCCGACAGTTCCCTGCAAGGCGGAAAGGCTCTGTGTGCTGTAGATGAGTTGTGCAGCAGGCTGTGCGTTCTGGAGATAGGCGACAATCGCAACATTGTCCGAGTCTGTCGCCGTGGTGGTGGAAACCGTGTACCAAGCGGGCTGCGCAACACGGCAAGCGGTAACCGCCTGCAACGGCGTCTCGCCCACGGCGATAATGTTCACTTCGAGGCCCGCGCCAGTGCTGGGAAGCTGCGCAGTGGTCAGCAAACCAACAGCCGCCGAATATCCCGTTCCCTGCTGCCCGGAGATTACTTGGACAGTCTGGACCGCTCCGCCGCTTGCCGTCAAAACCTTGCCGTATCCGTAAGAGGCGTTCGACTGCAAAACTAGAAAAGTGTCGCCCGCACTCCAGTTAGTGCCACCATGCCCGGAATCTAGCGTTATCGTTTGCAGCGCCGAGGGATCTTGACAGCCCATCCAAAGATACGGCGATTGCGGTGCCTGGTCTGCATAGAGTTGCGCTTCGATGTATTCAGGATCAGTTGGCTGATAGCCGAGAGCGGCGAGCGATGTGTTGAGTGTGGAAGTGGGAACCAAGACGCAACGCGAGTTTGCGCCATAGGAGGGGATGCGCCCGCTGTTGCCGATGATGAGTCCCTGATTGAAGGCCGAGACCGAAACCCCAGCGGGAGTAACGGAAACGCTCATATCGCAAAGAATCGAAAGCGGTAAAGGCTGTGTGGACATTTTCTCTCCTAAAGTTCTACCACTACATCACTGATTATACCCAAGGCGCTTTGAAGTATAACCTCAACACTTTGGGCGGCTTGTTTCGTGAGCGTATCCGTAACCTGCTCATTCATTTGCGCGGTAAAATCCGTGCGCTCCCACCATTGATTTTGGAACAATTCGGGAGCGCGGCGCGGCGTGCCGATGACAGTATTGAGATACAGATTTGATGCTGCCAGCGCATCATGTACAAAATCCTGATAGAGACACGCTTTGACCTGACGCGCCCGGTCGAACGAGTTTGGACCGTAGAAGATGAAAAAAAGCTCCCATACTCTCGTGTAGATGGTCGTTTCCAGATAGGTCATTCCCGGCTGAGTGACGGGCTGAATCTCGTGCGCCGTGTTGTATCTGTCTGGTGCTTCGGTTGCGCGAATGAACGCCACATCTTGCGTGATCGGCCATGCGGGTTGCCCCGGTGTTGGCCAGTCAATGCGTACCTGAGAATAGGACGCGCTGTCTGTTGGGCCGCTAGGAGTGATGCCAAGGCATTGCAAGACAAGATTCTGCCAGATGACGGACACTTGCGCCTGAGTCAAGCCTGTGCTTGTCATTGTGCCGACATTCGGGACCGGGAAGCTACTCACCGCTCAACCTCGCTGCAATTGCCTTGCTGAATCCAAAATCCCGCCACGGCACGACCGCCACAATGCGGTATTCCTGCCCGTTCCATGTGATCGTGTCGCCGAGGCCGGATGCGCTGCCTTGCGCTCGCGTCTTGTACATCGGCTGCTCGGAAATGAATCCCATCATGCCGGTTGAACGATCACCCTCTGGCAATTGCGCTAAATCCTCTTCGGTTGCGGGTTGAATAATGCCCCAAAACGGAATCGCGGTCGTAACCGATACATAGCCGCCCTGCTGAAAATTTCCCGATGAGCGGTTGACCGTGAACGCTTGCGCGAACGCGGGAGAATTGGCAACGCGGGTTAGGCTGATTGTCGGCATTAGACCGCTGCCACCTCCACCACTTCTTCTATCGCTCCCTCAGATTGCGGCCCGAAAGCTATCTCGGTATCCGGCGCAAAGTTCGCAGCATTGCCCTCACGCACGCCTTGACCGGCCTCCACGACATGAGTGATCGCGCGGCGCATCTGTCCGGTAGAAATACCAGGCGTCTCGCTTCCTTTGGCCCGAATCGTAGAAGGCGCATTAGGCTCCCATCCGTTTCGAGAATCAGTAAACCAGCGTTTCGCCGCGCTCTCGCCAATGGTCCCGGCGCGGTCTAGCGCATCCATCATTCCCGCTTCATTGCCGTCAAGCGCCGCCGTCGAAGCCGCCGCCAATGCGCGCGCAATGCGTTCGGCTGTTGCAGGTTCTTCGATTGCAGGCTCGATTACCGGGCGGCCAGGTTGACCGCGCAATGGGCTTCCGTTGCTGAAAATGAAAAGTAGCGCCGCGTTTCCAATGTCGCCCTCTTTGCGCCCGGTATTTGATTCAGGTATGCCCACCAACGCGTCAGCCCCATTCAGCGCAGCGATTCCCGCCATGATGTTTTTCATGCCGGGACCGTCGCTGCTGTAGGAAACCTGCATCATGCCGCCTTATATTCGCGCATTTCGCATGCGCCTTTGAGACACTCTTCCAACGTCCAATTTGTTTTTCTTAACTCTGGCGGTAAAAGATGGACAGTATTCACGTATTCAATAAGCGCCTGCAAAGCATAAAGCGCATCGTTTCTTTGAGTTTCCAAAACGCCATTGATGTGAACTTCGATTGCGCTTACATTTGCCATCATTGCTCCTATCGTCTGAAATATGCCGGACCCGCGCCCACAACACGCGCCAGTGTTGCCAGTTGAACGCCGTACTGAGTCAGCGTCCATGCTGCCCAGTTCTCCAACTTTGTGAGCGCCTGCAATCCCTGAGAAACACCGTCTGCCCCTTGCGAAATGGTGATTCCAGCCTGCAAACTGTTTGCCACGATCTGATTGGCAGTTGTCTGCGCATTGCCCTCAGTTTGGCACCAGAGCGTCAAATAGTGCGCGATGTACAGCGCCATGCCAAGCTGCCACGATTCGCGCCAGCGCGATTGCATGAGAGAAACATAGGCAAGGTTGAGATAAAGTTGAATGACTGCCAGAGGGACCAGCGGAGCTTCATAAACCGAAAGCGTTACCGCGCCGGATTGGGTTGCATCGCTAGAAACCGTAATCGTTGGCATAGTTACTGAGTTGATTACCGTCCCTGGATTTAGCCCTTGACAAGCAATCAACTGACCCGCCGCGAGTCCTTGCGCGGTTGAATCGACCGTGATCTGATTCGACCCGGATGTGAGCGTTCCCGATACCAGCGTCGCCGCGCCGAAGAACTTGGGATAGATTGCAAGAAAATCATTGACCGTGTACGGCGGATTGCCTGTTTGCGGAATGCCGGACGCAAGCGACTGAAACCCCCAGCCTTGACATCCGAAATTCTGCCAGCCGTCATAGCCGTAAATCAGCATATAGAACTGGTCAATGCCTTGCGTCGGGAACGGCATATTTACCCCTGAAAAATCGGGCAGAGCAACGTGAAGTCACCCTGCCCAGTCTGTGCTTCGGCTGCTGCCGCGTTAGATGCCGTACTGATAGATCAGCGTGGTGGGCCGCAAAACCTTGACGATGCCGGTATTGGCGATGTACGTCTTGACGTAAGCGCCCTCCTGGAGACTCAAAGGTCCGCCCATCGCTTGCAAGTCCTGGAGAATCCCAAAATTCAGGAAATCGTCATTGAACACATAGGCGGTCAACTGCTTGCTGCCAGTGTGCGCAACACCGCCGATGCTCTCAGCCCAGTAGGGAAGCGGAACAATTTCGGGAACCTTGCCGTTGATGCTGATGCCGAAATAGTTGGCTTTGATGTACTCCAGCACGTTCTTGAATGCCGGAATCGTGCCGCCGCCCGTGCCGCCCGTGGGAAGAGTCATCGGCTGGAGCAAGTAAGTCCAGAGGCTCGCCGGAACCAAGAATCTGTCGGGGATGGATTCAGGAGAATAGCCGGAATTCTGATAGGCCAGCACTGCGGCATTGTTGAAGTCGTTGAAAATATCCAGCGGCGTTTTTCCGGACCAGAGCGGCGATCCGCTCGTTGCTCCATTAGCAGCCGCCTGATTGACCACTCCGGAGATGACCGAATTGAGCATTCCCTGATTGGCCTGCACGCCCCAGTACACACGCGCGTCAAGCGTCTTGTCGAAGTCAGTGCGGACGGCCTTCGTGAGAATGTCATTCGGGCTGCGATTCGCCTGTGCCAGTTTCAGCGATTCGATCAGCGGAATACGGACGTTCACCTGATAGGGATTCGTCGGGTAAACGTCTTGGCTCCGGTTGAAATTCAGCGTGCGGATATTATTTGACGCCGTGCCGGTCGTATTCGGCGAAGACGTGCTATTGGGCGAGAACACGTCAACGAACTGCGCCGTCTCGGTATCAACCCATCCGCCGCCATTCATCAGCGGAATGTCGCGGAAGTAGGTATGACCCTCCATCGGCATATGCAGCCGCGCATCGGGCTTGTTGAGTTCCGACTGGAGGAAAATCTGGCCAGTCGCCGATGCGTCGCCGGTTGCCGAGAATTGCCGATAACCATTCATGCGCATCTGGTAAAGGCTGCGCATATAGTTAGAAACGCTTATTCCCGCATCTGCGCAAGCCGCGCTAATCGTGCCTTTGTCGGCACGCGCCGGACCTGCCTGTTGAAAAGAAGAAACTGTGATCGTGTTGTTCATCGTCCTCTCCAGTGTTACGGGATAAGCCTGTTCAACATGGTTACTTGCGCCGAGATTTGGCCCGTCTGCGGATCGGTGGAAAGCACGCCGGTCGTGAAGACAATGCCGTTGGTCAGAAGTGTATTGCCGGTCAGGGAAGAGCCTTCGATCTGGCCGATTGCGCTGAGCGGATAGGTGAGGTTGGTGGCTGTGCGGATGTAGCACTGAGCGCCCGCGCCTGCCGGGGTTCCGTAGGGAACCGCAACCGTGATCGTACCGCGAACCAGAGCGTCGCAAGGCTGGCCGGGAAGA